TCAAACTTATTGTGTTTTTCTTTTGCAATATAATCTTCTAGTAAGTCATTAAAATCTTTCAAACCTTTTTCTTTTTTAAATCTTTTTAATTCTTCTGCTAATAAAAATAATGTGTTTCGTTCTATGTCTAGTATATTTTTTCTAGAATCATAATACTCTAATAGATCTATTCTTTTAACTGCTGCTGTATTTATTATTGTAAGATATTCATTGTCTGAATTAAACGTACCATCACCTTCAGAGAATCTTGCTACCTTAATTGGTATACCACACTTCTCACCAAACTCTTTGTAGTCTTCGCTACCCATCATTTTTTCTCTCGTCATACCTACTTGATTAAATGCATATGAGTGTAATGTTCTAAAGTAACTTAAATCATTATCTATGTCCAGGCCAAACTTATCCGCGGCCCTCGATGCTGCTTCCGTTGCAGCTTTTTTAGTGAAAGAAAAATAACCTATCTGTTTTGGTCTAACTCCGTCTTGTATAAACTGGTCAACTAGATTTAATAGTGTCGTTGTCTTTCCCGTTCCCGGTGGTCCTAATATTATTGTTTTCATATTTCCTTAATTTATTTCTTAATAATCTGTTCTTCATATTTAGATAGTCGACTCGTTCTTGTAGTTCTTCTATCTTCAACCTCAATCTTAAATGCCAATTAGGGCCTACATCTCTATCAAACATTAAAAGTCTTCTTGTTGATATGGTGTTTTAGAAACAGAAGCTTCTGTTTGCTTCATTGTTTTAATCTTAATTAGTCTTGGTTGTTGTTTCTTTATTCTTACTCTCTCCTCTCCTACAAATTCATCTAATCTTTTAATTAAATTACCTGTTTGATTCTTATCTTTCTCCCAATGATTTCGTTTACAAAAATTATAAAAGTCTTCCATTCTAAAGTATGTGTATTCTCTTTTCTCATCTGTGTATGGTAGTTTGTTAAATACATCATCAATTGTTCTTGCTGATTGTCTATTTGTTGTCCAATCTTGCAAGAGTCCTGTAAGTTCATTCATTGGATTCAAAGACTCTAATGGTTCTACTTCTTGTAGCCCCTGCATCATAGGTTTTAAAAAATGTTGTTTCCAATCTTTTGGTTTCGGTATTGGTACTACCAGGTTTGCTTGATCTAAACACGCCAACGCGAATAAGTTTGGACTATAAAGTTGTTCTGATTTTAGTTCTATTCTTTTTTTATCTACATCTAAAAACCATTGTGGTGGTGATGATGCATACTTTGTAAGACTACCTAGTACAGGCATTTCTTCTTCACCAAATCCTACACCAAATCTTTTTGTTCTACACAAACCAGACTGACATACTGCATTGATGGGTGCATCTTTACATCTATACTTATCATAACCTTTTCGATTGACTGATTTAATTAATTGTTGAACCTCACTATTACTTAATGGTGGTTCCATAAATTTCATATTTGCTTTTACAATTTCATCTTCCCAAGTATCTGGTGATGATTGTTTATAATAAACTGCTATGTTAAATAGTGCATTGTTCCTGGAACCTTCACCAAAACCTGTTGTTGCAAGTTTATTTAAACAAGGTGGACCTCCAGGAAATGCTTCTTCTATTTTTTTCTTTTCTGTTTTGATTGCTTCGACTGTCTCTTTGGTACAAACAAATTTATCATAGAGCTGATAAAATTCTTCAAGTGAACAACCGGCGCCATTATCGTTGATAGCATAACGTAGTCCTTTCATCTCATTGTAGTAGGGTAAGTTTAAAAAGTTTCCAGTGTCCCCACGATCCACTAAAATTTCTGTTTGTTTTGGAAATATTTCTGATCCTTCATACCCAAGTATGACTGACATCTCTTTTAATTTTGATTGCATCAAAGATGCAGGAATGTTTTCTTTTGTAAATAAAAATACGTGTGCTCCGCCAGATTTACTACGGCAGACTATGAGAGGAAGTTTATGATCCCGAATACTTTTAACGAGGCTAGTATGATCAAAGTTATATTCGTCAATATCAATACACCCCCACCTACAATCATTGTTCTCCGTAATGGGGATGATGCCCAAGGCTGCGCCTTTTCCTTCAAGGTGATTTGTCCAGAGTTCATCGGTGACGTCTTGACGAACAATAAAAGCTTTGCCTTGTTGCTTTCCGTTGCTGCCTCGCTCACCGGGTTGATATTGTCCATAAGCGATTTCTAATCCTAAAAATATTGATTTAAACTTGTTCATTATCATTTCTTCCTTCTTTGTAAAGGGGCTTCTGGTAGGTCTCACCCAGAATTATTCCTAGGTTGTCTTACCAACCTTGTCTGCATAACAGCTACAAAGACCAATGGGCCCCTTTATTATTTAGTACGGAGTTGAGTCCGATACTTTCTCTTCTACATCAGCTTTTGTTTGAACGGTCCCTTTAGATACATTTCCAGAAAAGTCTTTTGCACTTAAGTACAAAGCCTTATCTTCTTGTCCTAAAATTCTGTCCTGTGTAACAACCCAGCCATACCAAGAACCTTTATCGTTCTTTTGTAGCGTAGATGCTAGATTATACACAACTCCGTGCATAGGAGGGATAGCAAATCCACCCTTGCCATCAGCAATTTGTATGGTTTTCATCATAGAATTCCATTTTTTACTGACATTTAATTGAGTTGATTTCATTGTGATCAAAGCAGGAGTATAACCACCTGTCTTTGTCTCAATCATTACATAGTAAGATGCAGTCTCTTCAAGATAATTACCATTAGGCAATCTAATCTTTGAGCCATCTCTCTTACCTGTAGCGATTACCGCGCTGTTCGGTAGGTGAATTGCCACAGGTGCTCCTGGACCATCCCCTCTATCCGACCATTCTGGATAATCTTTTTTGTAGTAGCAAGGAATAACCTTGATACCTTTTTTACCATCGTATAACTCGCTGGTAACAGTATTGTAGATCATACCAGGTTTGGCACCATCTATATACTTTGCATCACCATCAGTTACCTGCGGTGATAACTGTCCCAAGATTCTGACAAAAGGCAAAGCCATATCGTCTTGTGTCATATTCTCGAAACCTTTAGCTGCATCATCACCAAACAAGGCAAGTGATCCAGTGTCTTTTTTCATTACTTCATTACTCATTATTGTTTCTCCATTATTTCCGAGTGATTTTAGTTTTGTCTTTAATCCAAGTACTAAAGACATCAGATGGCATATCGAGCCCGGACTCGATACGCTCTCTGAATAGAGCAGTTAATGTCATCCAAGCCACATCAGATTTCTGTTGCGGCTCATACCCATTGGCTGCTGCAAGGTCCAACAATTGTTTCGCCTTGTCATCTTCTCCTTTACCAAAAGTTACAAAGATATTGTTTTTAATAATATCTCCTAACTTCTCGTTCCGAAGCCATTCATAGGCTTGCTCTCTCTTCGCTTCATCTTTTGGAAGAGTGCACCTAAATTCTTTTTTTACAGATACTTTAGATCCATCAGCTAATTTTATTTCTGACAATCCTTGCTCTGCAAGTAATTCTGGTATCACACGAGAACTGATATCATCAGCCTCTGCTTTTTTATTTTTAAGTTGTTCCTCTAACGCAGCAATCTCATCCTCTTTTTGTTTCAACTTTACACATTCATCTGCAACAGTTGTAACTTCTACATTGTCTAAAAGATCTTTAGAATCTTCTAACATCATATTTCTTACTTCACTCATTGTTATCCTTTCTGATATCCGTCCACTTCTAATGGATAATATCTATATTCTCGTTTGTCCCACTTCAACATATTGAACTGTCCGTTTGTAGTTTCACCTACTAGCCAAGTTGAGATACCTATTATTACAGGATCTCCTACAGCAAGTAAATAATCTTCTTTACGAAAGTCTTGTAAATTTTTTCTCATCTTCTGCACGTATGGTGCAGTAGAAAATATTGCTTGGTCCCTGTTGGGTAAGCATATTACAAGATAACCAAAATCAGACGCACTTAATATATTTATATTAGGTGGTGGTTGTTGAATTACATAAACAAATTTTTCTTTAGGATTGCTTTTATGAAATTCTAAAAAGCTTGCCAAAGAATCTGGTTTGTATAACTCAAATATTTTATTTTTCATTTCTTACTTCTTGACAAGAGATATAATAGTATTTATATAATTGTCAACTAGAAAGAAGAAAAAAATTATGAATTATAAATTTAAAACAAAACCATACGCCCATCAAATTACTGCGTTAGAAAAATCGTGGGATAAAAAAGAGTATGCATACTTTATGGAAATGGGTACAGGTAAATCAAAAGTGTTAGTAGATAATATTGCTATGCTG